GGTAGTTCGTGCTGGTTCTGATGACATCTGTACCGCGCAGCCATATACTATATTTTTGCCAGCTGGCGCTTCAATATTCTTTGATTTTAGAGTCACTTGTTCTTCTACAACGACAATTTCTTTACAATTTGAGGCCAATTCACCAACTGGCGCCAGTTCATCTTATACAAGGATGCAAGTTTGGCGTCATTAGGTAGTGACATTAGCGTTTACATTTGCAGTTTATTTAATTTTATAATTTTTGATTTTTTCATATTTCCATTGTCATTGGGAAAAGTTTTAACGTCAGGAATTTATGCTTTGATTTGTTGGAGACCAACTTATAAAATGACAAAGTTGTCGCTTAGAATTTCCTGAGCATGAAGCTTTTGCAGTTCCCTTTTGATTTAATCGAGGCGCAACATAATACTAACAACTTTAAAACAACATATTTTTAAATTAAGATGAGACAAATTTTATTAGGGCTCCGAGAGGGGCTTTGCCGAGTGGCAACACCGGTCCCAAGAGCGTTAAGAATTCTGGGAAGGTGCGTACTGGGTGGCCTGATCGCTGCCCAACGCGTGACACTAACGTCATGTGAAGAATCAAATGGTTCAACCCAAGCTTCGGCCAGTAACCCATTTGTTAGACATTTATATTTAGCTATGAGTTGGTTAGTCAATTCTTCGTTGTGTGGCGAAATATCATATTTGTTTAGTCCAATTCCCACCCATCATGGAAATAAATCCCGCGTAATTCGGGTCTTCAATATCAGGACGTTAAACTGTCTTTTAAGCGTTTGCATTTTTACGCTCGTTTCCAGTTTGTCTGGGTCACACGGTGAGTGGACCATGGGTGATGATATGGGCCGTAGCCGTAAGTCGTCCCGTAAGGGTGGTCGTTTAGTACCACCAGGGATGCCTAGCACATCAGATGTTGGCGATCGTCAGATCGCTTTGTCTGGTATTGATGCTGGTTTAGCGCAACTTAGTGGTTGCGCCGATGGGGGCAGTTCATCACGAGATGATTCTACTCGATGTGTAAGCGTATGTAGTTTATCAGATGTTGATGTTGTTGTTACCAATAGAGTGGTTGACACGCTGGTTTTTGTTGATAATCCAGTTAGTTATGGTTGGTACACAGATGGTCAGTCTGTGTTTTTGGATTTGCCACCTGGTGGCCAGATCCAACCATGTGAATTGCCAAGGTTATCAAAAGAGTTTGGTGTTGGTTGGATGATTGTTTCCTCTGATCACACCAAGAATACTCGTTTGTGTCCTAGCAAGCCAGCCACATCAAAGTTAGTGGTTGAAGCAGTTTTTATTTCTTCATCCACCCCCCCCATCTCATTGCCAAGAACAGAATATGTTGTTTATTGGCCTTTGTTCATGTTATTGTTATCACGTATGAAGACAGGTGTTTTGAGTGAGCATTACGCTAATGCGTGTATGGCCCATGCCCGTGCCAGTGGAATTGCTGGTGGTGCATTGAGCACAGACACGATTCAAGCTTTTTTGCACCAAACTGCTGTGTCCCGTCACCAAATAGTTGACTCTCGGATGTTGCGACAAATTATTACATCCAATGGCTCTGCCGTTGGGTTTGACGAGTTTGGCACAATGACATCTTTGAGTGCTGGTGGGACCCATTCCGCTCGGCAAGTTTGGGTAGAGACTCCTGTGACAGTCCCATTCTTTTGGGAGGGGACACGTGATGATTATAGTGTGAGTAAGAAATCCGCTACCGGTGTTTTAACTAGTTTAGAACGCGGCCCCCATTTTTTGACTGTAGAGCCACGTCCTCAAGTGACATTGAGTTGGTTTTTTCGGTTTGGCCATCCAGATCCGTCAAAGAATACTATCGTGTATTCAAATTCTGGTATGTCATTGAATGGGGGTTTATCACGATTGTTAAAAGCTCGATCTGGGGAGGACGATTATCGTCGTAATGCTATTTGGTTTGGAAGGGCCATTTACGATAACGTGTTAACCGGTCAGCATAGTTTATCTTTGGATGGTTGTGAATATAATAGTAGCGGATATACGCGTAGTTGGTTGAATAGCTTGTGGAAGTTAGTTTTAGGGGAGCGGCTTTGCCCTTCTGGCATTAATTTTCCATTTGAGTGGGATGACAACAGGAGGTTATGCTCGGTTGTTGTCCCAATGGTTATTACCATGTTATGCGCCAGCGGTCCCGGAGTTGTACAAGAATTTGCAGATTCATGCTGTACCAATACATCATGGTTATATTATAGTGTTTGGAGTTCTTTTGCAACTATGATGGGACCAATGGTTTACCGGCCTGCCCTTGCCGATCTCCCGCATATTAAGCGCCAATTGCGCATTCAGTATGTACAGGGGATTCCAGTTCACGTGGAAAACGATGGTATACTTCGAGTAACATCGGTTAAAGTTAAGCGTGAACCGGCTAAGAATGGTAAGCAGGCACGGTTGTATGTGGGAACGGGGGAAGGTGTGGTTGCTGCTCCGCATTTAGCTGAGTTTGGCAAGAAAGCCATAAATGGAAGTTATTATTTTGTTGCCCCTTGTGGTTTGACAATTAACATTGTTGTGTTGGGTGTTGTTAAGAACAAAGAAATGGTAGATCATTTCGAGAAGTTGTGGTTGACGACTTCCACCCCACAGCATATTATGGTGTTGATTTTTAGTGATGATTCCGTTTATGCTGCCAATATTGATGGTCGAGGTTATTTGTATAACGTTGACATCAGTAGTAACGACAGTTCCCAGGATATTCCCGCATTTTTGGTCACGTCTTTGTTGTGCCACCCTTTTGGCCCTGAGTCGGTTTTTTCCATTTTACACCAATTGAACGCTGATATGCGTGTTGTTAATCCTTCCAATAAGGATGAATGGTTTGAATTGCATTTTAAGGGTTTGTTTGAGGGGTCAGGCAGCACATGGACCACATTGTTGAACCATGTTGGCAGTTTTTTGATAGCTTGCAGTGTTTTTCAGTGTGTTGTAGGTGGCTTGCCTTTCGCTTCTGCTATAGTGAAGGGCGCCGCCTTTGTTGGCCATGTTGTTACAATTGAGG